CTGATGCTTTAGACCATAGTAAATCCTCGGCTGTGAGTTATGGCGACCAGCTGTCAAAGCTTGGAAAACTTGGCGCCACACTCGGTGCCATGGGTGGCCTGATCGCATTTGGGAAGTCTGCGCTCACTGCAAGCGGAGAAGCTCAGGAACTAGCCACACGACTCGAAGTCGTTACAGGATCCGCAGCCGAAGCAGCGAAGGTGATGGCGAAGGTTCGCGAAGTCGCCGGTCCTTCACCGTTCACCACTAAGCAGCTCGCGAACGCCGCAGTCGGTTTGCAGGCGATGGGTTTGAACGCTCAAAAGGCACTCCCGAAACTCGCGGATCTTGGCGCGGCATTCGGTGCTGACGAAGAGCATCTCAAGTCGCTCGTCAACATGATGGGCAAATTGAATCAAGGCATCATGCCAGACTCTGAAACGCTCTCGATGTTCGGCCTGTCCAAAAAGGATTTTGCTGGCGAAGGAATCACGTTCGACAAAAACGGAACCTTGATCTCGAGTGCGTCCGAAACGCTTGACGCATTGTTTCGCGTTATTGACAAGAAGTATGGCGGCATGACGGAGCGCATGGCGAAGAATACAAATTCGCAGATGGCAACGATCGTCGATTCGTTTGAACAACTAAAGGTCAAGGTCGGTGATATCTTCGGTGCTGGTTTGGCCCTTGTGACGCCAGCCATCACAAAAGGCCTTGAAGATATCACAAAGTTTTTCGACTCTGTCAAGGTCAATGGTTCGGCTGCACAGACAATCCTTATGGGTATCGCTGCGACACTGGCTGCCATCACTGCAGTCCAGATTGTCAATGGCATCATTACCCTGGTCAAAGTCATGAAGCAGCTGGCAAACGGCCTTAAGTTAATAGCGGCTGGTGAGGCATTGGTCAATGCACTGGCGGGTCCAGCAGGTATCGCAAAGGTTCTCGCTGGCGTTGTAGCTGCTGGTGCAGCCATCTATGGAATGAATGCCATTTTTGACAGTATGGAGCAAAGCGGCGAGAAGACTGGAGGCACCACAGCACTTTCTCCTCCAGATACAAAACCTCCAATCGGCAAAGCAGCCGAAGCAGCTGCTGCTGCAGCAAAGTCGACCGAAGGCAAGGGCGGTGGCCTGATCAATACAATGATAGACATCGCAACGTACGCAGCCAAGATGCAGGCCGCATTCGTGGACATGGCGAAGTCGATGGAAGGTCATCTCTACGAGATCGCGAAGAACACCGGAAGCACTCGAGATCTGCTTGACCTTCGAAAACAGACATTCGGTGGCGGGCGCCTGGGCGCGATTGGTGTCACGGCTTCAGAACTTGCAACCGCTGGAAACAACCCGACGAACGTCGGTGGAGTCGGCATTATTCCGCAGACACTTATTCCTGCTTCGACTGACCTCGAACGATCGATGCGTAAGATGATGATTCAGGCTGGACGCCAGAACCTGGTCACTGAAATGAGACGAATCTAATGGCGACAAACTGGCCGTTACTGGTCGAGGTCGACTGCCCTGAACCACGTCCTGCTTTAGGTCGTGTGTGCGTCGGTGCTGATGGGACATCATGGGATCGACAGAACTCCACTGGATGGTTTGACAGTGTGACCATGACGGCCATGCCAGCGCCTCTCCCTGTCACTGAAGGATGGTCGACGAACTTCGCGGGACTGTATGCGCGTGTGCCACGAAGCGCCTACACGCTCACTACAGGCAGTGTATGGAAGCAGATGGAGGTAAATGCCTCCGGCGATTATTACCTCACAGCAACGACACTCGGCACAGCAAATGTTGAATGGGTTTCGACTACTGCGTCGTATGGCGTCAATCAGGGATGGTACATTTCCGCGTACGTTCCGAACTGGGTGGATGCTTCTCCATTACCGATCCTTCGCGTTCAGTGGGGCTTCGGTGGAGCGAACACAGTCGAGCTGGTATTTCGTGCGAATGGCAGCTGCATTGTCTACAAGAACGGCATTCAAAAAGGTGTCTATGACCAGTCCGACACGAACAAAACGCCAGGACGAAGCGTCACAAGCGCCAGTGCAGTAGGACAGCGCAACATCGCGCTGATGATGATTCCATTCAAGCGTCGCGAGCTGCTTGTGACGTCGACGTTTGGCGCTAACTTCTCACACCTTTTCGAGGATGTCCTGGACTCTCCTGGACAAACCATCGTGCCATCCGGCAGCTTTGCCTGGAAGGTACCCTATGGGCGACCGACTGTGCAGATTGCACCGATTGCCTATGAGACCACTGGCGTGTTCTACTCAAAGCCCATCAAGCTGCGCTATAGTCCCCCGGCTGGTGCGACCTTCGTGGGCACTGTCTGGTCTGACGTCGTTGGAACATCGACAGGAAGCATCACAGAAACTGTCAGCGTGACAACGTCAGCAGGTGGCACATATACACCTAATGGAATCATAGACACGGTCCGTTTGAAGCTCGAGGTCACGACACCATCGCCATACACGCGCACCTCTGGTGTGGCGGCAGCGATGGCAACGTATACACCAGCTGCTACAGCGACGGCGAACCAGCCTGTGGACATCACAGAGTACATCGATGATCTGGTGCTGTCGGTCGATGAGACGTCCAGAACAACGCTGAAGATGAGCGCTAGGCGTGGAGCACTCGAGACTGCTGGCGTTCAACAGCCACAGATCACATCGGACCGTCCTATTCGTGTGGCGATTTCGAACAGTGCGACACCGACACCGGCATACATCGACATCTTCCGAGGCACACTGGCGCCTCCGCAGATTCAGTATGAGCAAGCAGATCTGTCACAGAACTTCAGTAAACTTCAGTTTGAAGGACAGGATCGCTCACGAGACTTTGAGCTGTATTACTTCCAAGATGGGTTGCTCTACGACGGCTACACGGCGGAGGCCGCCATCGGTGACATGATGACACTCGCCGGTTATCCTCCAGCGACCTATCTTTTGTATACCGATGTGACAGGTATCAACATCTCGAGAAGTCCAGACATCGCTCGTGGTTATTCCTCGTTTGTTCCTCAGCGTGGCGACACCATTGCATCGATGCTTAATAAGCTCAAGACCGACTACGCTGCGAACTTTATCACCGGATGGTCTCCGACCACGACTGGCTATAAATACCAGTGGGCAAATCCGTACGACCTGTCATTCGATAGCGTAATGACTTTGTACCAGAGTGTCCCTGCTGCGACAGCTGCTGGAGTCACTGCGGCGCTCCGTGAGAAGCGCGTGGTGCGTCGTATGACCGCGCACTACGAGTCGCCGGAATGCAATCAAATCACAGTCATCGGACAGGACCCGAGGAATGGCGATCTGCTGTATTCGTACAATGCAGACATAGCCAGCCAGACCGCGACCACGCTTCCAGCCGATCGACCTTACAACTGGAGAGGGCGACCAGTTCCATACATCCTCGCTGATCCGAGCATCACAAATGCCGATGTTGCTTACCAGGCTAGAATCGCACTACAGAACCGTCTGATGGAAGGACGCATTCTTATCGAGTGGGAGAGTGACTTCTTGGTCCTAAACACGACGAACCGTCCTTTGTGGGTGCGTGACATTGTGACCATCATGCAGCCTGACGGTGTGACAGTGAAGGGCTTGTATCGAATCGTGGCGATTCCTAGCATTGAGTTCGTGGTGGAGAATGGAACCGTGCAATTCCGAAAAGCAATCTATCGAGGTCATTACCTCTTTGGTGAAGAATAGTGGCATACATTGACGGGACACGAACATCGACGCTCACGATGTCACACACGCAAAACGTCACGGAGCGCATCTGGAATCCGTTCGCGGTGCAACCTCTCGAGCCTGACTACGACACGCATTCAACAGACTTCACCTTCGGTGGACATTTAGGATTCCTTGGTTCGCTCGCCATTGCCACCAGTGTCAATGCACCATCACCTGGTGCAACGTGGACCTGGGAACTTCGTGCGAACCTGGCCGTCAATAACGGCCACGGAAGCACGAACAGCAATTACGTCGTCCTTGCTTCAGGAACCGAGACAGGCGCCACGACATACAAGGATGTGAGCGTGACATGCGCTGGCACATTCACAGCATCGGTCTCGACAGATAAGCTTTGGGACGTCACTGAGACCGCATACAGCTCGAGCGTGGCACCGACGGTGTTTCCTCCTCGGACTGCATATCGCTGGTATGAGATGACCACTAGTGGAGCAACGGCGGCCTGTAGTATCACCGCGAATGGCGGATCAGTCAGCGTGTCCGCAGCTGCGAGTTCGAGGCGAACAGCAGACTACACCGCGATCCTGTCGGCGAATGGATTCAGTTCCGGTGATGTTCGCCACGACTTCGCTGTGTCATTGGTCAAGGTCAACACCGTCGCTGTGCATGACATTACGCATACTCACACCTTCCACGCGCAGAGCGCCACGGAGTGGAGTCTCCCTGTCCTCGGAACGACTGACGGCTTCGGCATTGTTTCAACGGCCAGCGCGACCATCAGCACGAGCTCGTGTCTAGATCGCAGTGTCGCTGTCATCGGTCGCACCAGGGCGTGGTCGACATCGTACCCGGACTCATTGAGTGTCGTGGTCACAGGCTTCGATGGTTCGTCCAGGACAATAACCGGCACCGGCTCACTGTCAGGATCAGACACGTTCGTCGACTACTCGACCACGACCGTCCTGACCGATCCTGTTTACGGATCGAACACGCTGACCACGGCGCTCGATGACGTTCCCGCAAGCATCTCGTGTGCCATCACTGGTGCATCACTTACAGCTGTCGGTGAAGCAAATACAGAGACGCGGTGCATGTTCCGTGGATTCCGCTTCAATGGCTGGTCACTCGCGTATGCCACGACACGAAGCATTGCAGGAACAGGTAACGACAGACTCTTTGCACCATACGAAGGCATGTCGGGATATCGCTACCTTGACATCCAGATCAAGGCGCAAAGCGGGACATCCGTGGCTGGAACATTCGTGATGACTGACTACCATGGCAACACTAAAACCTGGAATGTCACAGCTGCGACTACGTCGTATCAGACAGTGACCATCGACCTGTGCAGTCCTGATGCGTGGTCAGTCAGCGCGCTTCCACTAACTGATGGCAAGGACAATCCCTATCCGAGGAAGAATACGGTATCCAGCAGCTTCGCCGGTAGTGAGTCTGTAGACTCGGCTTACTGGGGCATCACGTCATGCCAGCGGCTACGCATCGCTACAGGGGCGATTGACCTCGGTACCACGACGCTCAAGCAGGACACGACAAACGGCTTCAGTAACAGCCATTATATTCCGAGTGGTCTGGGATACGAAAACGAACGCATCACACCGGCGATTGTGGCCGAAGTCGACACGACCACTTATTACTATTCACGCCGCTTCTGGCAACAGAAGAACGACGGTCGTGATGAAGAAGAGAGCGACTATCGATGGCAAAAGACTGTAGGTGGCGCAACCGGCGTCACGACATACAGTGTCACACCGCTGACTATCGTTGACATTGTCGGTCAAATCAACACGTCCGATGATTCGATTGTCCGACATCCTGGCTGGACTGCCACGAACTCCGTGGCGTATCCTGGCAGTGGCACCTGTAGCGTCTCACAGCCGCCATTGAGGGACTGTTTCCTGAATGGTGGAACTGGTATCAGTACGTGGCTTTATGGCGGTGGAATCCTCGCAACACCGAACGCCACAACCGGCACTGACTTCGCATTCGGTTTTGAAATTGCGACCGGTACCATCACAGCACAGACTCTGTTCGACTCGATAAACGGCGACTTTCCGCCTGATCTGTATGACCCATTCGATGTCAATGGTGGCACAGACAGTGCTCTCTATCTTCCATTCGGTGCCATCCTTCGAGGACCAGCACACGGGATTGTCCTGGACACAGCTGGAGATCCGGCGACCAGCGGGACCGTGACGCTTCAGCTCTCGAGTGACAGTTCTTCTCGAGGCACGGATTCGACCTTTGACGCGCTGGGCAACTACCAGACCGGCAGTCCATTCGGACTCGGCAAAGCGAATCACAGCATCCTGATCGGCGCGAACTCTGTCGGTGTCAATCCGATGTACAGCGCCAAGCGACAGCGAGCGGTGTTTCGGACAGAGACTCTCGCAGGGAACTGCACGGCTGCCGATGTTTCACCAGCACAGCAAGCGACGTATGGCGTCGTGACATCTGGTGGCGGCGTCAAGCTGTATCACGCCAGGGCGCACAACGGGACAAACTGGTCAGAAGTTACAACGCCGATCACAGGCGCTGTTTGTCTTAGCCTGGCGTATCAGAAGAACAGCGGCGCCATGTCGCTCATCATAATCGTGGATGACACTGATGGCAGCGTCAAGCGGTACCTAACTAGCGACGAAGGGATAACAGTCAGCGTGGCAACAACAATCGGAACCGGCACACATGGCACTGTCTGCGTGTCGCCAAATGGCATGGAGTACATCTTCTTTCGCACATCGTCGAGCAACATCCAGCGCGTCAAGCGTGATCCGATGGGCAACGTGATAACAGCTGCTTCTAACGTCGTGACGGGTAATGTCGCAGATGACGAGCTCGCGTGTTACTGGCGCCTCGGAGTGGTCTACATTATCTATACGCACACCACGAATGGCATCACGATCGTGAGTAGCAGTGACGACGCGGAGACCTTCGCTTAAAAAGAAAACGCCTCCAGAGGGGTGCTGGAGGCGTCAGGACTAGGAACTAGAAACCGGTTGGACAATAGGAGTATACAACATGAGCGAGCGGACAATAGCACTACTGTCGACAGATCTGGCAATGGCGAATGTCGGTGTCCAGGAAGTCGGTGAGAATCGCGGCAAAGCAGTCGAAGCGTACCAGGCATCCTGCAAACCTCCTGTCCCTGCTGGTTCCCCCTGGTGCGCGGCACACGTCCGATTCCGCCACAAGCAAGCAGCCACGCAGCTCGGCATCACGTACGATGAGACGTTTCCAAGATCGGCATATTGTCCAGACTGGTCGAGATGGTTCAAAGCAAACAGTCTATGGTTGCCTGTCCAGCACATCCGCGATGGCACGACCACGAAGCGACCACGGCGCGGTGATCTGGCGCTGTTCTATTTCAGTGCTCTCTCACGCATCGCTCACATCGGCATAGTCACGAAGGTCGAGGAGTGGGGTGTCTACACGGTCGAGGGAAACACATCACCGGAGCCAAGCGACGAGCTGTCAGTCGAACGTGATGGCGATGGCTTGTATGCGAAAAAGCGAAACTGGCACGAGTTCGGAAAGTTCGGCGGCTTCGGATTCGTAAACTTCTAAAACCAAAAGACCAGGCGATGCGCTCACCTGGTCTTCTGTTTGGCTAGTTGTTCGTTCACCGATGTGGGAGCACCGGCACAAGGACTATACATTTACCGCCAGACATGCACCACTTTTTGTTCGTGCTGTGGATTCTCCTCGATGCGGAAACTCACGATGCCATCGAGCGCAGGATGTACAAAGATGATTGCATCCTCAGCGTTTAATCGCTCCAGGATCTCATGTTCGCTGGCCTTCAGGAGCCACAGGAGACCTTCAGGCTTTTCCTCTACTCGTGTGATTGATGGTTTATTCTCAGCTGGTTTTCTCGCCATAGTTGTTCCCGTTCTTTTTCCATGTCATGGTCAATGTGATGATTTTTGTGGCACCTGGCGCAGTAAGTTATCAGATCTGACATTTGTTCTGCGCCATGGCGTACGTAAGTATTATGGTGACAATGCAGATACTCAGTCGAACCGCATGACTGACAGGTGTGATTGTCACGCTCAAACACAGCTGCTCTAAGCTTCATCCACCGTGCTGTTTTTAGATACCTTGAATGGTAAACCCTTTTTTGTTCGTTGAGATTATGAGGATATTCCGCACGTAACCGATAGTATTCCTCACGTAAATACTCACGGTTTCGGAAGTAGTCATTGTCTGGGTCATATCGAACCTGTGCGTAGATGTGCCCATCATCTGATGCGTGATTGCCATTTAGAATCTTTAGTGCATCGACCTTTTTAATAGGCTTGACCATGTGTCCACAACGTAAGCATCGCATTCGATAATGATCTCGTCCAAGAGAATCTATCTTTTGTGTCATGACAGTAGACTCATGCAGACATTCGTCGAATGTTGGATACACGGGTTTGTGTTGCTTCTCCCAGGCTTCAAGGTATTCAGTCCAAGGAGGAAGGTCTGCATGCGGCATCATGTCAGAGAGCTTCAAGCCAGCGCCTCCATCGTGATCGGCAAGTGTTCCAACATAAGGTTCTGGATGCTTTGCGCGATGTCGCGATGCTCGAGCTGCGTGTCCTGGCGTGTCCGCAGCTGCACATAATGTATCCACGAGCGGATGGTCCCGCTCATGTACATCGTGGTCGGAGTGCACAGCGGTAGGACCATGCGAGCAGTCTCCGCAGACATGCCATGCGCGAGCAAATCGCGATAGGTATCAGTTGCGAACTCAATACTGCAACCGACCAAATACAGCGCGTCCTGCTGCTCTTTGGTCAGTTCCTCAATCTTAGGTAGTGGGAGGCTGGATTGCCGATTGTGAGCGCCAGCGAGGCGCATCTCTGGGACCTCGATGTCCTCGACCACCGTGGCGTATCGTTGGGAAAACTCCTGGAAACTGAACGACCGATGTCGGAGCAGCTGCGCGGCGATCGCTCTTGTGGTCTTGACCTCGATGCACATGCTGGCCATCTCGAAGATTGACCAGTGTCCGTGACCGACGCAAAACCGAAGCAGTCGAGTGACGTCAGGATTGTCCTGGTTCGCGGGGTTCGAGACCCTGGCGCAATACCCGATGACTGCTTCAGCATCGGGCGTTATCCATACTAGTTTCGTCATGCGTTAGGGTCCTCTTCTCCGATCACAAAGTGACTACCGTTATGATAGCCAGGTATCGGCTTCGGTGTTGGTGCGAGCTTACGCAGTGT